AGTAAAAGTATCGCCTGTGTTGCTAACTACAATATCTCCTTTATCGCCATCGGAGACACCACCACCTCCTGATACTTTAGCTACGTTTCCATTATCTTTAAGAAAAAATAATTCTCCAGTATCAGTTCTAACGGCTGGTTCGCCTAAAACAAGATCACTTGCAGTTGGATCACTACCTGATGCTCTTTTTAATCTTATTTGATTAGCCATGAGCTATTACCTCCTAGCTTCAATAAGTACCACCGTCTATATTGAAACCTGATACACTTTCATTTTCAAGAAAAGTAACAAGATCAGATAATGCAACTTGAACCATAGTCCCTGCATCGTTTATAACCATTCGATCAGCAGTAGCAAGAGTCGTTGAAGTCGCAGATGTATTTCCATCTATAATGTTTAACTCGGTAGTGGTTACTGTAGCACCATCTAAAATAGCTACTTCTGTTCCTGTTAAATCTGCTAAAGCACTTGCCGTACCACTAGACATGGTTGCGAGTTCTGTTAGCTCAGAATCTAAAGGTTGCTTATTATTTAATTGTGTTTGAATTGCAGAAGTAACACCATCAACAAAATTAAGTTCAGTAGTTGTTAATGTAGCCCCATCTAATATTTGTACTTCTGTAGCACTTAAATCAGCTAAACTATTGGCTGTTGTTTGAGCCATCGTTGCAAGTTCTGTCAACTTGTCGCTATGGGGTTCTACGTCTGTACCGATGACAAGCCCTAATGATGTTCTAGCTGCACTTGCACTTGTAGCACCTGTTCCTCCATCTCCTATCGCAAGAGTCCCTGTAATAGAACTAGCTGCAAGGTCTACAGCTACTTCACTAGATTCAATTACAAGTCCCCCATTAGATTTAAGATCAACTGATATTGTATTCCCTGACTTTTGTATGCCATCTGCTGTAGTTATTTGACCAGCACCAGAAAATTGAGCAAAAGTAAGATTATTCGTACCAACAACTGCTGATCCTTTATTGCTAGTGCAAACGAACCCATTATCAGCATTGACAGTTCCTTGCTCAATAAAAGTGAACATCCCTGCTGCGTCTGCACCAGCAGCTAGATCAACTGCTCTAGCTGGAGAAGATCCAACAACATAGATACCGTTTTCGGAAGAAGTATTTTGATCTTTAACTAATACTCGATCATTATCAGAAAGAGTAACACCATCAAGAGTGTCTCCATTATTAAGTGCAGTAGCGATTGTAATATTTCCTGTAGTCGCTGCCACGCATGAATCTTTAACATCAAGTCCTTGTGCAGTAGCTTCAACAAATCCACGAGTCGCTGCATCCTGTGTATTTACAGGATCAGCTAGATTAGTAATTGTTTGACTATTTAATGAGACTGAGGCTGTAGGAGCAGCCATTTCATTTAATTTATTTGTTCTTACACCAGTATCAAAATCACTTATTTTTGTATGCAACAACGAAGGTACGTCATCGGCTACCATTGCCCTAAATGTTGCAGCACCGTTACTTCCATCTGGTGCAGCTAAGAATGTATTCTGTGTTCTACTTGTAAATAAATCTGCAAAACTACCAGACCCACCAATAGCCTCGATGGTTGTTGCAGAACCCCCAGACCCACCTGTACCAATACCAATAAATAGCTTTTTACTGCCTTCAGCAAACGCTAATTCAGCATTTTCTAAACTTCCCGGTGCTGACGTACCAGTAGATCTTTTGATTCGGATTGTGTTTGCCACTAAAAATTACCCCCATCGACTAAATTTTCTACAGTACGAGTAGCATCTGCTTTAAATGTACCACTACTTTGGTTAAAATACAGTACCGAGTTATCAACTTTTGCAGAATCATCAAGAGTTGTACCAGTCACAGAAAAGCTTTGACCTTGTGGGCCACGAGTTACAACAGTAAGAACTGTTGATTCTCCTTCATTAACTGTAACAGTATTTTTAGTTGTAGTAATGTTTACGGATGTCATGCGGTGTAGCCCTCACTCATTTTTATATCTCCTTCTAAATAATACTCTTTTAATCCACTACCATTAGTTAGTAATACATCATATTTTAAATTTTTGGGAGCAAAAGTAGCGGTTTGTGTATCTGTCAACGAAATATCAACCGTACCTCCAGATCTATTTGTGTAATCCACAGTAAAATCAGCATATTTTGTTGTGCGTGTTTCTTCCCAAACCTGTGCTTCTACTGTATATCCAGTTAAATTTATTGGAGTATCAGTACTATCTTTAAAAATAATTTGAATTTTATGATCCGATCTTCTTTGGATCGTCATATTATATGTGGCTGGTTGAATTGCCATTTTATGTATAAGGAGTTGTACCTAGAATACTGCTATCCCATTGTTTTCTCAAGTCATCAGTTGATGTTGCATTTGCAATGTCTGATGCAGATGTAGCATCTCGAAGTGCTTGTTTTTTAGCAACAATATCTTTTGTATCAGCAGAAGTCTCAATAGCACGTTGAAATTCAATATCTAATGATTGAAGTTTTGATTCTCTTGCTGCTCTTATATTATTTTTATGTAGCTCTTTTGCTACAGACATATCAATAGAAAGTTTAGAGTTCATAATGATTCAAAATAAGCATCTGCTCCTATACCTGTACCATCAGGAGAAGAAAAATCTGCTCTCCATGCAGATCTAAAATAGCCATCAGGAAGCTCTGTGGCATCAACTACTATATAAGGTTTTCCTTTTGGTACATCTTTTTTACAAACATCTTCAAAAGGAATTTCTCCTGATGGGATTAACATATCAACTCCACCTGATTCGTTTGGATAAAGAATACGTCTAGTTTCTGCCATAGTTTTTACTTATATTTTATCAACAACATGTAACATTAACACTACTTTTATCTAAAACTCCACCTGAGTTTGTTGAGGCAATAATTCTAATTTTTACATTACCAGCATTAGCACCATTCTCTGAATCTAAATAACATTGACAATGATTACCAAAAGTAAATCTATGATAATTAATTGTAAATACACCTTCTGAATGATCAGTAACAGAACTGACGTTAAATGATCTTCTTATGCTTGCATAGTTATCGTTTGCACCTTGATTTCTAAAAGAATCAAAATGACAAAAAGCTCTTACTAATCTCCCTGCTGCTGTTTCAGAACCACTTGAATTTTGAAATACGGGGGTACTACTATTATTACTTCGGAATCGTGTAGCTTTGTGGGTGGTTGCTGCTACTTGATTAATACTTGAAATATTTGTATTGCCATCTCCATTTATATTTCCATTAGCGGTAATATTTTGTGAAACTGTTAAACCACCATTTACTGAAAGTCCTGTCAATGTACCCACAGAAGTTAAGCTAGAGGAGGTCACTCCACTTGCTAATGTGTTACCAGTTAAAGCAGATGCAGCACCAGAAAACGTAGTTACCGTTGCAAATGATAAACTACCAGAACCATTAGTCTGCAAAAACTGACCAGAACTGCCATCATTAGGAGGTAAAGTAAGAGTGTAGCTGCCTCCAGATAAATTATTTCTACATTTAATTGAAACTTGTGCAGTACCGTTATTAGATGCTTCTCTTAAAACCAAAGATCTTGAGGTTGTGGTATTACCAAAAACAGTAATACCATTATTATCTATCTGTAATTTTTGTGTGCCACCAGTACTAAGCCCAATAGAATCAGAACCTTGCCTAAACATTCCTGTATCTTCATCATTATCGAAGGAATAAGCCGGACTCCCCGAAACAGATCCATCATCTCCTAATAACTGACCAGTCATAGTACCACCAGCTTTAGGAAGTAAACCTAGATTAGCCTCGTCTAAATTACCAACCTCAAACAATGTTGCTCTCTCTGAAAGAGGTGTATGACTTTGATCAGCTATGTTTCCCCCAGTTGTTCCTCTTATAAATAATTTTTTTGATTGATCTGATTGTGCAAAAAATTCACAAGGTAACAACTCACCTCCGGATGACAAAGGCCCAAAATTATTAGCAGCCGTAGCTTTAAGTGAGTTTTCTATATCAAGTCTTACAACTTGACCAGAAGCGTTAGCTATAACTTTATTAGGAACTTGCTGTGTCATCTACAAATCGTTTTTTCTTATATTACACCCCTTTGCCATAACCGACAGCTTGAAATGTAAAATCTCTTTGAACGTGATTTGATGTACTTCCATTCATAATCTTTATATTAAATTTTCGACCCTTCAAACCATTTGCATCATTTACATGTTCTAATTGAAAAAAATCACCGCCTTGAGCATCTTGAATTGTAATCCCTATTGATGGTAAAAATTTATCAAGTCCTCCTAATGTAGAAGTTCCCACGAAAAAAGGATTAGCAAATTCAACTGTAGTACCTGATGATGTCCCTGATGATGTGATTTTCTCACTACTTATATCTCCATTAGACAAAATATGGCTAAGCTCTGTTCTTGATTCAAAAGAAGCAATTATAGCTAATTGTTGAATATTAATATTATGAGCAATATTTTCAGATTCTATATTTACTCTAAAATCAAACCCTCGACCTTTAAAAGTTCCATTTGCAAATCTATTAAAAGGACTAAATATTGCACTATTGGATGCTGGGTCATTATTTGTAGTTCTAACATTAATATTTGCACTAACATCATTTACTTCTGGGCCATCAAAATTACCGTTAGGAGCATAATCATCCCAAAAAGTCCCTGCTGGTATTAGTTGATCTATTGTATTAACAAAAGCAAATGTACAATTAGATGTAGAAACAGTCTGTGAGGTCGCAGAAGTAAAATCAAAAGTGTTTGTAGTTACTGCTGTGATTTGATATATACCATCAACCCCTGCACCAGAAATAGCATTGAAATCTATATAATTCCCTACAGAACGACCATGACTTGCGCTTGTAATTTGAACGGTAGTTCCAGATTGCGTATAAGTAGCAGTTATCGTTTGACCCCCTTCTGCAAAGCCAATACTTTGCATTAATCTTTTTAAATTTAAAGAGAAAATACCACCAAGGTCAATTTTATTAGCAAAACTATATGTACCTCTTAAGCCAACAGCAATAGAAACATTACCTGTTATTGTTCGATTGTCTTTTGCCTGTACTGTAAAAACATTTGTGTTAGTAACACTTGCGACTTGAAATGTGCCACTAATTGATCCTCCAGTTATATAAGTAATATCTAATTTTTCTCCAACAATAACACCATGATTTGAAATCGTAATAGTTACAGTTTTTCCGGACTGACTATATGTGCCTGTAATAGTAGATGTAGGATCTGTTAGTTCTAATCCTCCACTTACAAGGCTTGTCCTAACTTTAGTGCCTCCAAACGGTGTACTATCAGTATCTTCTCTATCTTGCAATACTACCTTTTCATCTATTAAGTCTGGAAGGTCTAATATTATTGAAGTTTCTCCTGTGCTGAAATTTCCTTGGTCATCACGAAATTTTAAAATATATTCTCCCTCAAGATTTGGTAAAGTTGCCTCAGTTGTATTACCAGCTAAAGCCGGTATTAAATCTACTGAATTTTGAAATGTACCACTACCATCAGTTTTATTTGAATGTCTTACATAAACTCGACCACCATGTATAACGTCTGGATCTCTTGATAGATCCCATCTTAATCTCACAAATTTATTAGTGACAGGTTCTATTGATAAATTTTCTACATCAGATGGAGGTGCTGTTTTACCTATAGCATTAAAGGATAAATCAGCAGAAGATGTTGATAATTTTAATGCAGCATTATAAGAAAAAACTTTAAATTCATACAGACCAGCATCAGTTCCAACAATCTCAAAATCAGGTCTAAATACGATTACATTTGTCCAGTTTCCTCCTTGATACCTATATTGCAACAAATATTGAGTTACTCCTTGAACTGCCTGCCAAGAAACAATTAATTTTACGACAGCAAGAGCATTGATAACTACAACTCTTTCCTCTGCTGAAATACTTGATGGGGGTTGCTTGGGTTGATTCAGTAGAGATATGCTTCTTGGAGGTAAAGTTATGCCCTGCATATTGTCTATAGCTGCATATTTTTCTGGACGATATGTTATTGCTGTTATTGAATAATTAATACCATCTTGCTCCTCAATACTTATGACCCTATAAGTCGCAGGTTTTTCTCCTGTTCCATCACTCTGTACTAACCATATTGAATTTATATTTGGAGCTTCTGTAAACGAAGAATTATTTATAGATCCATCTTTCCTTGTAATATTATTAACAGTTAAAACAGATCCATCAAGATTTGATATTGATCCAGTCTCAACACTTCCATCAGGCAAAATAACACTACATTTTTGATTAGCACCTGTAAAATTTTGTATCTCATCATCAATAGTAATTTGTGTTGTCGTTGCAGATTTTATACGACCTGATCTCCTTTCACCTCTTCTTACTGGGTCTTGTACATTAATAACAGCACCGGGCCTAACAATCGCCCCAGCCTCTATTGAGGTAGAAAAATTAACTATCTCTGTCTCTGATTCTTCGCTTAGTAATATTGCCTTACCAAGTCTTCTTGCTTGGCCTCTTGATGTACAAGCAAAAGCTCTAATATCTCGTTTAATAATTCCAAATTTTGCCTGTCTATCAATATCTTCTTGTAATGCGTTTGGGCCGGAAACATCATCTCCTACAACTTCATAATCTATCTGTCTGCTCTCCATATTGAAATAACTGACAGATAAAACGGTATGCCTTTGCTTAAGGCTAGAGCCTGTATAGTTAAAACCTTCTGGAGTTACATTAGATAAACTGAATAAATAACTTGGATCTGTTGGACTGTCTTGAGAAATTGTAATAGATCCAGAACTCCATATAGTCATACATCTCATAACCGATGCTAAATCTTTAATTAAATTAAAAGCTTCTTTTGATGACTGGATATTTACATTACAGCTAAACCTTGGTTCGTCATGGCCGAAGCCATTACTTACTAATGTATTTGCATATCTACTAGCTGCTACAAAACTAAATAGATCTAAATTTTCGTATCTTTTAGCATCTGTTGACTGGTCTGGTGAGATCTGTGTTCCGAAACCATACCTTTGGCTTGTAAGCAAATCAAGTAACACCATACTAGGACAACTACACCATTGAGCTGCTCCCATTGTTCCGTCAAAAACATAGTTAGAAGGATAATGTATAAATCCAAAACTACTCACAGTACCAAGACCTAACGCAGTAGCCTCGGCTTGGTTATTTACAACTGTTGGAGTACCAGTATTATTTGAAGCTGGTATTTTAATTTTTATTCCTCTTATTCTAAAAGCACGTTTAGGTATAGAGTTAAACTGTTCTGAATCTAAGCGTAAAGCTGCGTAAGCACTATCAGGATACGATTGTCGTGTGTCTTCTATCTCTCCTAATGAGACATATGTGAACTCATCTTTTAAACTCTCACTTTCGCTGTCTTTAGTAACTCTTTCTACACGAACATCGCATGAGTTAGAAAATGTATCTAAATCAAATCTATATTGCTTGGAATATGAATCAGCAGATCGACCTTTAATTGTATCTGTAATTTTTGTAGAGTAAGAACCACCGTCATAAGATACTTTTATTCGTAATGTAACCTCTGCTCCTATTAAATCACCGTTGTCTTTTGCCTCTTGCAACTGTGGAAATGTAATCGTAACTTTTACAGCATCAATATTATTATTTTGAACTCTTTTAGTAACTGAATTAGCTGCTGCTGATGCGTTTGTTCCAAGCGGATTACTAGGTTTACCACCGACTGCATGTGTGTTTTCACCGCCCTCTTTAACAATACCTGTCATAGGAGTTTGGTTTGAAGTTCCAAATTTAACTTTAAAACCTACGTTTTGGAAAGCAAAGTCTCCAGCAGAAGGATTAGTGTTACTTGCACCTTCTCTTAATATTGGAGTATCGTTTAAAAATATATCTTTTAAAGCTGCATTGTTATAAGCAGAAGTATTTCTTGTTAAGCCTGCTTTAGAGGGGGTTGCAAAACCTTCTATTTCTCCCTCTGATAATAAGTCTTGTATGGTTGCAAACTGCCTACTATTTAAGGTGTCTGGCGCACGATACGGAGGTGGAGGTGTAGGAGGAGGCCCACCAGAACCTCTAATAATTTTATCTGTCATACTTGCACCTGATTTGTATCAATACCAGCAGAAATCACGACAGATCCAGTCACAACTTCTCCATAAACTATAGGAACGCTAGTTCCGGCTCGTGATGTATTTTGCACTCCAGAAAATCCAAATGATATTCTTGGATCATCTTCTTGAGCTTCTGGTTGTGATATAGGAAACAATAATTCTGAAACGCCATTTAAAACTAAACCAGCACCTATAGCACTAACAGCAGTTCCTATTTTTGCAGCAAACCCTGTAACAATACCTCCTGTTAATTCTGCTCCAGCTTTACCAAACAAACCAGCACCCGGAAATAAAAAACTAGCTCCTATTAATGCTGCTCCAAGCAAAATCCTTCCAAATGGACTATTACCACCAGCACCAGTAATTACAGGAACAAAAGATATATCTGATTGACCCATAGGATTATGCAAGTCTTCCTCATCAATATCTTCTTTACCTACTAAAACTTGATAATATTGATTAGCCATATGTGCTTCTAATTTTGGAAAATTAGTAATAAGAAATCTGACCGCTTCTGCTGGATTTTTTACAACAGCTTTTAATTCTTTATGGCCTACAAACTCTGCAAGTTCTCCATATAATTTTACTTTACGAAGCATAACGATACCTCTTACCAGTACTTTTTAATAACCATTCTGAATATGGTTCTCTACAAGATAGTCTATCTGCTAAATGATGTAAAACCATATCCCCAAGGAAAATAGCTACATGATTTAAAGTTGGGTGTGCTATTGACATTAATAATACATCGCCTTTTTGTAATGGTTCATCACTTTTTAATTCCCTAAAACCAGTATCTTTTGCATATTTTTCAAATAATGGTTTTTTTAAAAAATCTTCGGGAGTCATATTTCTTTCGTAATCAATAAGTTCTATATTCCTTTCTTGTTTATACCAATCACGAACTAAAGACCAACAATCAGTTATACCCCAAACCCAAGTCCTTCCTAACAAATCTGCCACATAGCCATTAGGGATACACTCTCCCCATTCTTCTGTTCTTGGATTTACTATATACCAAGGCAATTTACTTTGTTCACAACTTATCCTATCTGCTTGACTTGGTGTAGGTGGAGAGATTGGATGGCTATGGATTATTGCCATAATTGAACCAAGATTATCTGCTTTTACATAATCTTCGGGATCAAGAATAAACTCTTGATGATTAGATATAGATAAATTATTGCAAGGAAAATATCTTTCTTTGCCTTTTATATTTAACAATAAGCCTACCGATTCTTTTGGGTCTTGTTCTTTTGCATGAGCCAATGCTTTATCTTTCCAATTCATTGAACAAATGTACCTATTGTTGGGAATAAAGCTCTTGTGCATTGACGTTTTGGCGCACGAATCCCAGCAAGGTCAAAAACAGCAGCAAGTTCCCAAGTTACTACTTCTCTATTTTCTGCTGACTTGCGATCTATGAAATATATTTCTTGGGGAAACTCTGCATTTGGGTCTGGAGTTCCAAAAGGATTAACAGCCCCAGAAAAGTTTGCAGCATCTAAAAATTTTGCCATTGTTCTAATTCTTACAACTTTTGCACCTCCTAAGTCATTACCCTCAGTTGTTTGATTTACAGTTAATAATATGGCTGATATGGATGGAGTTCCCATATTACTAATGCTTATTTGTGGTCTTGGTAACTGTCCTCTCTTATAAGCAAAACCTGTTGCTTGTATAGGAAAACGAAGATAACTATTTCCCTTCCAGACTATTTCGCCATTTGCATTAAGATTAGATCCAGAATGAAATCTATATACAGTATTTGCACCATGCAAAGCAGAGTCTAGAGTTAATGTGAATAGCTCTATTATTGATGATGGATTTACTTTTTGTAAATCACTAAAAACAGGCGCAGTACTCATGGCTCAAATACTTCTCTAAATGTAGCGTCTATAGTCGCAACAGTAGGAAAATTAATAGTTTTAGTCCATTTTTCACATACAAACTTACCAGACCCAGTTTTTGTTATTGATACGTTTCCATTTGTCGTTGCACTTCCAGAAGCAGTTACTTTAAAAACATTTGCATTAGTCACAGAAGAAACTACATATGTTCCATCAGATGAAGATCCAGACGTAAAGTCAATAACTATTGAATCACCAGCAAATAATCTATGATTGTTTATCGTAATAGTAATAACAGTTGCGTTTTGTGTATATACTCCTGTTTTTGTAAAATTTTCTCTTGGTGGAGCATAATCAAAACTAGCTTTATCAAAAGCTCTTTCTTGTAAAAAATAATCAATAATATCAGATTCTTCTTCAGTAATATTTTCCCAAGTTAAACTATAAAGTCTTGGGTTTTGATTATTTGGTAAACCAAAAATTAAACGATGTTCGTAACCATCAGCAAATCGTACAACTTTACTTACTGGAGCTTGATCTTTTTTAACGCTAAAGCTTGGGTCAATAGATGGAAAAGTAGCCATTAAGTAAGTAACCCTCCCGGTCTTTGTTGTTGTACTATTTCTGATTGTATAGCAGCAGCTAAAGCCCTACCAAATTGTTCTGACTGAGCAGAATCCCCTTGAACAGAACTACCAGAAGCATCTACATTTACAACAATATTACCAACACCTCCAGAACTTTGCACTCCAAGTTTTCCGTTAGCACCACGTTTCAAAGGCATAATAGCTTCTGGGCCGGCCTCGCCCATAAGCCCCATGCCGTTTGCCATTGGGAATATCGTTGGTTTGTTTACTATGCCTCCATAAGCGTATGGAACAATTTTATTTTTAGCAAAGACATTACCTTTAGCACTTGGTACAACCTCACCATTATTAAATACATTTCCATTTGCGCTTCCAATTTTGATATTTGGAAATATTGCTTTGAACAAAGGCTGTACAACAGCGTACCTTACAAGCATCCTCGTCAAATCAGCAATAATAGAGTTTGCTAAATCTGTAAAGTTTAACTTTCCTGTCCTGACAAACTTAACTAAAGCATCTTCCATCCCTTTAAAAGCATTTACAAAAGCTTCCTCAGTTTGTTTTGCGAGATCAAATGCACTTTTAGCAAATGATTGTAATGGCCCTTTGTTTGCATCTCCACCTAAATCTTCAAAACCACTTCCTGTTCCAGTACCGTCATTAGTACCGCCCTCTGGAGCTTCTATCTTTGGTTTAATAATAAACATATTTTTTAAAGCTTCAGAATCTTGTTCAAAGTTTTCTTTTGTATCTTTTAAACCTTTACTAATAATATTTCCAACTTCTTCAAAATCTAATCTTAAAATTGCTTGTTGTATTAAAAATAAATCGGCTAAAGTTCTAATTAAAAATCTTACTCCAGCAACAGTTATAAATGCAGCAGCACCTATAGTTTTAAATGTCAGAGCCAAACCATTCATAATACCTTCATTCTCAGTAATTCCCAGCACAATGTCACTCATCATTCCTTGAAACGCAGCACCAATAGGAAGTACTGATCTTCCTATAATTAATTTAAAATTATCCATTTGTACTTTTAATCTTTGGCCTGCGTCAGCAGATGAATTAGCAACTTTTTCTGCTGTTTCACCAAAATCTATATTTAACTTTTTGGCAAACGCAATAACTTGATCTAGACCAACAACACCATCTCTTAAATCTTTTTGTAAATCTTGCAAACTACTACCATTAGCTTCCGCAAATTTCACAACTGCACCAGCCAATCTTTCACCGAGCTGGCCTTGTAGCTCTTCTGCCGACACCTTACCTTTACCAAAGATCTGCGACATGGCTCGTATCGCAGATTGTACGTCTTCTGCATTACCACCAGTTGCCTTAATCGCTTCTGAAACACCGACAAATACTGTTTCTGCATCCTCAATAGTTCCACCAGAACCTAAAACAGAAGCAGCTAACGTAGTAAATTGTTTGGTAGATGCAGCTATGGGTACGTTTAGTCTTTTCGAGGTTTCTGTAATAACAGCCATTCCTTTTTCAAAAGTTTCCTGATCTTTCGTCACACCCATCAACGCAATTTCAAGCTTCTGTATTTCTGATGCGTATTTAGCAGCATCAGCAGCGAATGTCACAGTATCAATAGCTAAACCAGCCCCAGCACCAATAGCTGCTCCAGCAGCCCCACCAACAGCTCCACCAGTAAGAGCAAGTTGAGCTGTACTCCCCAACCCTGCTGTTATTGAGCCTGCTGCTGCTCCAAGTGCTGCTCTTCCTCCAACACCTATCTTTCCAAAGAAACCTTTCTGTTTCTTTTGAGTATTAGTTAGAGCTTCTAATTGCGCCCTTAATCTATCTGCCTCTGCTCCAAATGCTCTATACGCTTTACCACCTATAGCAACATTATTTTGTAATTCTCTTAGTGCTGCTATTTGTTTGTTATATGTAGCGACACTACGAACAGATGTATTATTAGCTCCTTTACTTCTTTGGTCAAATTTTGTTATTGATTTTATTGCTTCATTTATTTGTTTTGGTGTGAAAGAAAGACTTTTATTTAATTTATTAAAAGCCCCACCAACAGCTTTTAATTTACCAAAGCCTTCTAATTTAAACTTAACAGTTTCAAAATTTATATTATTAGCCACTATTTTCTCTCCTTGTTTGATTCTCTAATAGCAACAAATTCCATTAGTTGTAATCCTTCAAGCATTTCTTTTCGGTTATCTACATGATAAAGGTCAAATAGTCCTCCATCAAGTAATAATACCTCATATTTCAATCCTACTACACCTCCAAAAGTTGTGTTCCATTGTGTTTGACAACGTAAAAACATCATTACAATATCCCAATTCTCATCAAAAACCTCAAAATCTGTTCTCTCCTCTGGTTGCTCCTCGATTTTTACACCAAACGCAGCAGCGTCTTTTTGTGTTTCATCTATAACTTGTTTGCCACCCGAAGCCCAGTATCTAGCAGCATCAGTTAGTTTCCCACTTGTGCATTGGAATAAAACTTTTTAAAAGCATCTAAAACCCCTGCGACAAAATCTGTATCCTCTGAAAAATTTTGTAATTCTGCTTTTGAAAACTGTATTGGTGTTCCATCTTCCTCTGTTAAACCTTCCCAACCAACCAATACTTTTTCTAAAGCTTTAAATTCAGAGTCTTCATCAAATGAAGATAACTCAGATCTTGATAAACGCTTAAATTTACCAACAAATTCATTTATTTCAAACTCACCAATATTAGTTTCAGAAGGTGTTTTAACCTCGACAGGCCAAGAATAAACCTTGGTCTTTTTTCTAACAAATGCCATAAATTAAGATATATACTTCTTTACTCTACCTTAGTAGTCAATACTTACTAAGTAAAAATTAAGCTGACCTCATTATTGGCTGCGCTTGGTACTAATGTATATGGAATCTCTAACATTGTTACTCCGTCAGCTTCCCCATAAGCTACATCGCCAATATCTACTTTTGTACTTGTTAACTGAACCTTATTGCCTGCTGTTGTTCCATGCAAGAAAGTAAGATTTCCTAATGATGAATCTGTTAATGCAGCAGTAAAATAATCTTTTTGAGCTAAAGTTGGAGCTTCTATAGTCACAGAACCATTTGCAGCTCTGTCTGTTATTAAAACTTCTTTTGTGCCACCTACAAGTTCTCTATATACCAACGTATTAGCCACATCCATTGTTAAATTCATCAAAGCACCGGAGTAAGACAATAATTGGAATCCACTTGTATTACCGTTTTTAAAGATTAATGGTGTTGCTTGGTTTCCATAAGTCACAGAAGGTAATGCTGTATCTGTTGGACTGTTATAAATTCCAGTAAAAGAAAAATCTATCGAAGGCACTTCACCCACCGCAGCATTAACAACAAATGTCCCTCTGCATCCTGTGACAATATGCCTTACACCATCTACGTTGTAATGGATCGTTACAGAACTAAAACTGCTTGATACTGGTGCGTAAGTGACACTTGTGCTACTTACAATACTTTCACTAAACCCACAGGCTTTAAGGGCAGTTCCGTATCTCGGAGCAACACCAGCACTTCCAGACCCAGCAAGTTCTACGCTGAACGTACACTCAACTTTAGTATTTGCAAGAAGTTGCTCAGATGCGCCTAAATAAGGTCTAACAACATCTCTGTTAACAACGTCACTTGATTGCGGTGTGATTGACAGATCTCTTACAAGAACAACGTCTGTTGCTGCTGGAGTCGGATCTGTTCCATAGCTGCTCTCAGCTTCAATTAGAATTACTCTCTTCCTTGTCAGTTGTGCCATCTGTAGTTACCTCTGTGGGGGGTTCAGCTTTTTGTGTTTGTTGAACTAGCTTACATTCGCCAGTTTTCGGGTTCAGTATGTAAGTACCGCCCTCATTTGGAATTTCATACTCCATAATAATCCTTAAGGGTTGTTAGGGTAACAGTTTCATTGTAGATCATGTTGACAAATCGTTATAACTACTCCTGTAATCTACCTCATACTCACAGGAAATTATCCCTGCTGGTTGATCTGCCTCAACAACATCGAATGTTACTGTGGCTGGCCTTACATCAATCGCAAGTCCTCCTAGAGTTGGATCGGTAACAACCTTAGTATGTAAACTTTCAACTGTTGCATCTGCTGTAGTATCAGGTGTTTGTGATCTAACAACAACAACTATTCTTACTCTTAATGTCCAGTCAATTTTTAAATGAGTTGCGCTATTAATAGTAGGTTCATCTGTGACAAACTCAATGACTAAAGAAGGTGATTCATCTCTTGTCATTGGCTCAACTCTACTTCTATAAATGCGAGTTCCTACACCTGTAGTTCCTGTAAGATTTGTTTTGATTTTTGCTAATATCTGTTCTCTTTTACTAGCCATCTCAAACCTTCATTAATGAAATTACAGATAAAGTACCATCATCTATTTTTCTAGCACTTCTTACCTTATATTTGACATGACTGACTTCTATCTGAGTGTCATATACTAACGAACCTAAATCAGTTGTTTTAACTGTTAACTGATAATCAGTAGTCAACACACGATCATCAGCAACGATTTCATCAGGCTGCTCTAAAATTCCTTTATATGTAGTTCCGTCATAGAATACACTCTCTGAAAAATCTCCAAAGAAAGTATCTATATCCTCTGTAAAAGCCATGAGAAAAAAAGCCCTCGTTTGAGGGCTACTTATTTAACCATACTTCTTAACAGCAACTAAGTTGATGCTAAAAGTAAATGTTGGGGATGATCCACCGATTGTTTGTACGATCTTGATAAAACGCTTAGAACTATCTTTGTTAATAACAAGTGTTTGCATTGATGCAGAATCAGTAACTTGTGTAAAAGTAGCTCCTGAGAGATCTGTATAAGTACCTCCACTAGCGTCAGACTCAGTTAACTTTACGTCTAATGTTGGACTAGAACCACCGCCAGCAGCAGAATCTAGAATAAGCAACACATCTCCATCAAAGTCGAGAAGATCTATAGCACTAGATGTAGCTGTGCTAGTTACAGCAGCAGTCGCAACACCAGCAGTAATAGTTAATTTGTCTAAGTTTTGCTGTAAAACAGACATTTTAAGATTCCTCCTGTGTAGAAATAAACTCTTCTAATTTTGAAATTAGTTCAGTTTTGTTTTGTCTTTTATCGAGTTCTATTCCAAGCTCACGACCATAAGTTTCTAATTGAGCTTTTGTCATTTGAGAAAACTCAACTTCGTCACTATTGGAAGACTCTTGCTCGTCAACTGGTTCTGTACTGGCAATAGGAGCTTCACAAGCGTCAACAACAAATTCAGCTTTTTCTACTGCAACTAAATATTCACCAGCTTGCTTATCAACATCAACGATAGTGCCAGAGTCCGTTGGGACTCCAGCTATCATTGTTGCTCTTAGCAATTTAACCTTCATAATCTATTAGTATGACTATGTTCCGAAACAAAATGCGGTTGGCTGTTTGACCGCAAAATCCACATCCTGTAACGCAATTATTCTTACGCTACCGCTTGTTGCGTTTGCATAAGGATCTACTGTTAGATCTAAACCTGACCACATACCAATACAGAACTGGCTGAAGTCTCCAAAGAGTACATCATTGTTTGCAAGTTGATTAGAAACAACAACTGGATAGCCGTTTATTTCGTTGTTCTCAAATACAAACTGCGCTGTGTTTGTAGCTTTCTCTGTTGACTTTAAAGCACCTCTAGCAGAAGCATTAATCAGGTAGAACATATTAGCTACATCAGCGTTTGCTGCTGCAACATCAGTTTCCATCCCAATATATTCTGCGAATGTACCAAATGTTGTGATTGTCTGTGTGCCTACACCAGTTGTATCTTTAATACCTAGTGGCTCGTTAGAACTACCAGAACCATAGATAGCTGCGTTGTCTAATTTAGTGGCAATTACCTTTGCTATGTCATCCCTAATCATAGTTTCAATGTCTATAGATGACTGCAATAACAAGCGTCTTGAGTAATCAACAAATGCACCAATAGTCTTTGGTGTCATATTTATTTGATCAAACGCCTGTTGACTCTCTGTTGGTGCGCCAGACTCGCCCACGAAGTACGCAGTTGATGTAGATGTCATTCTGGGGATGCTCACATTCCCACTTAATCCGGTCAACATTGTTGGGTTTGTTGCCATCACAGCCATTCTTTTACGAAGAATGTCTATAAATGAGCCTGCTAATAATTCTGTTGGAACTAAGTTACCACCAGCAGTTGCAGTACCTACATTCAAGTCTCTTCTTAAAACTTCGTTAGGAACTAAAATTCCGTTTGCAGGCTTGTCATACTTTTTAGAAGCTGCGTCAGATACTTCTCTCTCAAAAGCTGCTGCTTCTTGTGCAGCACGATCTGTTGGATTTGCTAATGCGTTTAATGCTCTTAAGAAAGAGAATTGCTTAACTTCTTTTTGGTCTAAGCCAACTTCATTGTTACTCATGTCAGTAGAACGTATTGGTGTATTAACTGCCTCTGCCTTGTTTTTAACAAGATCGAGGATAGCTGCTTTAGCTTCTGCTGGTGACTTATTAGATTTAATAAGTGAGTCAGTAAGCTCTTCTGCTCCATACTTTCCAAACTCACGACATAATGAAGTGATTGCTGCTGTACGAGCATTATTTTCATCTAAAGCACGTTGAACTTCGGCTTTGATGTCGATCTCAACGGATTTCTCCGCTTCAACCGCAGTTTCTTTAGTTGATTCTTCCATAGTGCGAACCGAGGGTGATGCGGATTCTTCCGCAGAAATAATCTCCTGTTGAGGTGATTTATCTTCCATAGTAATACTATTGCCTTGTGAGGGTGAGATCAAGCTTCTGCCGAAGCCGATTGTTGGATCAGCCGGAACTGTCACAACTGACAATTCGTGAACTGACCAAGATCTTGCAAGCATACCATCAGAAGTCTCATCCATGTCATTTATAGAGTATCCAAAGCTTATACCTCTCAAGATTCCGTCCTTGACATCTTCTAAAATCTCAGATGCAAACTTACTTCTAGAGAAACGAATCTTGGCATAACCTCTTTTATCTTCTCCAATATATGCACTCTCAACCACACCTATAGGCTTGTCCATATTGTGATTAAAGAGAACAGCACCACCATCATTTAGCCTGCTAAGATCGGCAGCACCATCTTCATGGCTTAATACTTCGTTACCAAAATATCTTTTTACTGGGTATTCAGAACTAAAAGGAAACTCAAATGTGCGTGATTTCACATTTTTGAAATCCGTAACCTCTTTACGTTCAAATCTATCTCCAGCATCAACACTTCTAATCGCTGCAATTTTTGTAAGTGTCGAAAATTTATGGCCGACCTTTCTATCGGTAGCCTCCCCATTTCGATACAAAGTTATAAGTGCAGCAGGGTCTTCTGCTGTTCCAGTAATAGTAAAAGAACTATCAGGTACATCTATTGATCCATCTCTTACGATACGATCAATTTTTCCTCTAGCTGTACCACCGCTAGAGTTCCATCTCACAAAATCACCAACCTTTAACCCATCGGGTTCGGCTCTGTGTTCTGTTTTGGTTTCTTCAGTCATAGTGCGTTCTCTTGCTTTTTTGATTGAATTAGACTTTGACCTAGCCCATGTTTGACCAGCATCACCGCCCCAAGCAGCCCAAGCTACTCTACCATTACTAGGATAGCCATCTTCACCGGGTCGGAAACCCTTTCCCGATTTATCTGACTCATGGCGGGCGAACCATGCGTTCATTGTAATAACTGTATCTGGTGATAGTTCGTTTCCGCTTAATATTTGTGTTGCTCTTGTTCTTGCGTCATCTGTACCACCACCTTCTCCTTCCTTTTTCCATTCTCTATATCTTTCTGCTTCTTTCCTCATGCCGTCAGTAGGCATCAGGTTTATGTCTGTTCCATTTACATTTGCCATGGCTAGTCAGTTTTCTTTTTGCGTGTTTTTTTAGCTCTAGTAGGTTCTGTAACAGGAGGTGCTTCCTGTCCTATTTCTACCTCTAAATCTAAATCTTTATCTAATGTAACTCCTAACCCTTGTGCGACATCCTGTTCTCTTGCAATCTCAGAAACAATATCGTCATAATCACCACCATTTGTCTGTGCTATAACTTGTGATTTAGTCATATAACCAGCTTGCTCTGCCTCTCGGTAAGCCTTTATTTCCTTCAAAGGATCAACGTAGTGTTGTGCTGGTGGAGTCCATCTAGGTTTGCAATATCTCATTGCATTTGCAGAATAATCAGGAAAATCTAACTCTCCTGTTAATACTGCAAGTTCTATCCACATTTTAAAAACTCTCAAATGAAAGTTTTTAATCATATACTTTTGACAAAAACTCCAATGTTGTCTGTCTTCTAACAAGCTAAGTCTTGAACTTGAATAGTTAGTCTCGCTAAAGTCTTTACTAATTGTTTCAAAGCTACATCCAATTCCAGTTGCAAAACGTCTAATTTTGTTTTTAACAAACATCTCATATTGTTGACTTGGATAATCAATGTCAGGAACATTTACAGATTCATTAGGCATTAAATACCTAAATGTACCCGGCTCAAAATTTTGTATCCTTTGTGCATTTTGTACATCATCACCAATCAATTCACCTTGATCGTTTTGAATAAATCCCATAATACTTGCACCAGCCCTAGCTCGTATAACAGCAGCTTCCTCATATCCCTGTAATTGGTGCATATCATTCATTACACTATGAAACCACGGTACTCCTCTGTTTTGGCCGGGTCGTTCTGGCATAAACAAATGTATAATTTCAGACGCATTTATAAAGATATGCAATGACTGTTTATTTGCATAATCTAAGTAAAACGCATCTCCGGGATGTTTTTTAAGAATTGCATAACGAACAGGTCTACCCCATGAGTCCACTTCCACACCATTGCGCCACTCATTTCCTTTTGTAAGTGTCTTGCCATCATATTCTTCATCTAACAAATCACTTTCTATAAGTTGCAATCCAAGAGGTACTTTTGAATCTCCAAACTGTTGTTTAACAATCCTAAATATTGCTTCTCCTGATTCACACAACGCACCAGCAGCTAACCATTCAAATTCGTGAAAACTATATTTACCAGCACAATCACAACTATCAGCTTGTGACCACTCTGCCCATTTTTCCTCTATTAGGTTATTAACTCTTTGATCTCTTTTACCACCTCTTTGTTGTAAAACAAGAGATTGAAATTTCATACCTGTACCAACAATATTTATTTGTGTTGTACGCTTTGCTTGCCTAGCATAAGGATTATTCCTTACAAGTTCTCTTGATCTATCTCTTAGCTTACGCAAACTATTTCGTATTTCAGCATCAGCACTTAACTGACTACTCATCCAATCGGAAGTAAGCCTAGAGACTAATGCACCTTGATATGCTCTTTTCAAACTGCCAAGAGGTGTAGGTTTTTTACCAAAACCAAAAACTCTTTTTACTGTGTTGGCGATATTAGATCGTATTCCCATTAGTATGCCTCGTTAAAACGAACAAATGTAGCTCTTGGATTACCAAGACCATTATCAATTAATTCTGCTTGTTTTTCTCTAACAAGTTCTGCTTTATATCTAGCCTCTAACATTATCAACTCTGATAATTCATATTTCTTTGCATTTCTTGTACCAATTTTATACTCTTGTATTGCACCACCACTAATAATATTTCTAATAGCTGTTTGAATAGTTTCTAAATCTTTTTCTACTTGTGATCTTCCATCGTAGTTAAAGATAGATCCAGAATATTCTAAAGATTTTAAAACTTCAAAACTTCCAGAATAAATTGTTTGTTTTTGCGCTCCTGATTTATTTGCAACTGCTTGGTAATACCAATTACCAGCTAAAAATGTTGCAGTAACATTACTCGCAATTTCAAATTTAAAACCATCATTATATGCAGAACTATTTACTGTAGCTCCAACTGGCCCTGCGTTTGTTCTTAAATAGTAAACAACCGACCAATCTGGACTGCTTATAGAGTTTCCGTAATAATCTTGACTCGCTGGAATGTTCCATTGAATAAAATCGCCTGCTCTTATACTTTGTGGAAATGTCATTTTTTTTTACCAATTAGCGACAAAATTCGTCTTTTTAGGAGAATTAGTACGTTTTAAGTCTACCTTAGTCTCCTTTAGAGGCTTTTTAGGGTTAATTTTTCTTTCAAATTGATCAAATATAGTTCTTCGGTCATATTTTTGCAATAATCGCTGATATGCAGCCCACGCATAGACCATTTCATCTAATGCTTCGTTTCTAGCATTGCTTTTTTTAACCCAAACACGTTCTTGATAGCCATTTTTGTATTTTAATACCTGTTTTTCTGCTGTAAGCTCTTGGAAATAGTCTGGTGTAATGGTTGGATAGAAATGTATATAACCTTTGCCCACTTCTGCATCTTTTAACTTGTTGCTAAGAGTTGTTTTAATCATATCTACACCTACAGGAAATAATTGCACTCCTTTCTTAAGTGCTTTACCTGTAAAATTAATATCTACTTTTGTAGGCTTGCCCAATGGTGGTTTTCCTTTCTGACCAACACCCTTAATACCAATTAAACCAATATGAGATCTTTCTCTAACGTACTGGTAACATTCTTGAGTGTAGTGTCCTCCAGTATCCAAAGCAGCACTCTCAATTTTTAACTCTTTATCATTTACGTTTTTAAATTTGCCCAACAAAACCTCATCTAACTGTTTCCATACATCTGCTCTGGCTGGTGAGCCATATAAAACTTGTCGATCTATCAAAAACATTTCTTCATTTCTACCAATACCAAAAACGGACAAACTTAATCTGTCATCCTGTGTATCAATACCAGCAGTTAATAATAAGACTTCTTCTGGAGGTTTTGCTCTTTCATAAGTTGCTTCTGATGCTCTAATCATTAAGGCATCTGCACCAACCTTTGCTTGATACTCATCTTCCCATGTCTCACCTAATATCGTATTTATCCATGTCTTTAATTGTTCTGGATCATCTTTACTCAACAAAAACTCTTCCACTAGATTTGCCCAACTTGCATTAGGTGAGTAAGAATATGCAGCCCATATATGAAAACCAACATGTTTAGATTTTCCGGGAGCTGTAGCTCTCCACTCGCCACGTTCTACCATCCATCTTTTCTTGTTATGTGGTATTCCTTTTGTGCAAGATTCGCATTGATAATGGACTGTATCAGGATCATCATTTTGCCATTTAAACTGCGCCCATCTTAAATATTGCATATGACCACAATGAGGACATGGCAAGTAAAAACGCTGCTGATTTGTCTGTAAAAACATTTTTTCTATACGAGAAAAATCTTTTACAGTCGGTGTAGATCCAGATACGATTTTACGATTCCAATAATATTCTGTTCTTCTAATACCTAGCTTTATTTGATCTCCTTCAGTACCAGCCGATGCAGGGTAGCCATCTATCTCGTCAAACAAAACTATTCTTCTGCTAACTCTTCTAAATCCTCTTGGTGAGTTAGCACCTACTAAAGATAATGTGCCACCGGGAAACTGTTTTTGTAAAAGTGTATTTTGACCATCTTTTGCTTTTGCATCACTCACAAGACCATGTAAACATTTACTGTCACGAAGCATAGGTGCAATCTCTTCTTTAGAATAACCAGTTGCATCTTCTATAGTCGGTTGCACAACCATAATTGGGCATGGATCTTGATGTATGTGATAAGCAATGACATGATTAAGAATTTTAGAATATCCGACCCTAGCTGATTTCATTATTGTTACTTGCTCTATATCAGGATTAGTTATCGCATCCATCATCCCTTTTTGGTATGGCAATGTTTTCCATCTCCCACCCTCTGCACTACTTTCTGCTGATAAATACGCATATTCATCTGCCCAATCGCTAAGACTTAACTTTTTAGGAGGTTTAAAACTATCAAATGCTATTTTTTCTAGAGATAAAATATTGCTCATGCAGCAGATAATTCTTCTAATGCTTCTCTAACAATGTCATCTATACAACTAACTGCATTTGTATCTAAATCAGGTAATCGTTGTTTTGCTTTAGATGATATACCTAATAATTTTGTTCTTGCTGTTGTTATAACTTCTGTCCATTTCTGTTGTACTTCTTTCATAGGTACAAGACTATCTTCTTTTTGCTTACGTTCTAACTCAAGCAACTCAGCTTTTAAATGTTCTGTTCTAGCTCTACTCTCTTCATACTCAGGTATAAGATCTGTTGTTACAGAAGACCGTTTACGTTTTGGTGCTAATGTTTGTGGATTCGACTTCATCTGTCTAAAAGCAGATTTTTTGTTCCACTCTGCAACCATAGTGTCTTCATTAATAACAATATTGCCTTGATTATCTTCCATTGCTGTAAGACGACCTTGCTTAATCGCCATATATACCGCTTGTATAGTCACACCCATTTTCTCTGCTGCTTCTTTTCTGGTGATAAGAGCCATAGTGTAAATCCGATAATGCTATTTCTATTTACAATAGCGTACTTGTGTAAATATGGTATAATATACGGCCCTGATTAGGGTTAACAAGTCAGAAAAAGGTCGGCTTGTAAGCAATGTAAATACATTTGTAAATTTGTGCCTAGAAAAATTTTGGGCCATGAAGTTACC